AAAATCAATACATTAAAAAATAAAGTTTGGAATGAAACTGATATATCAAATCTTAAACCAAAAGTTATTTTGGTTGACACCAAAGAACAACTTGATGATTGGCGTTACCTTATTCGTTTCACTTCAAGTTTTAAAAATGTATCTAACCCTGGCCGTAACATGAAATTTTTAGTTGTGGATGAAACTACTGATAAATATCTCGGAGCTTTGACAGTAACTTCAGACTTCGGTGACTTAGGTGGTAGAGACAGATATATTGGTTGGACGCGAGATGACAGATACAAAAATAAAAGATTAAACAATGTAGCTTGTGGCCAGGCTATAATTCCCATGCAACCACTAGGACATAACTTCTTAGGTGGTAAACTTATGGCACTTATGATTACTTCAGATGTCATTAGAAAGTCTTGGGAAGATAAGTATGGTGAAGTATTGGTTGGAATGACAACAACATCATTGTATGGAACACATTCTCAATATAATAGTATGCCAACATTTAAGAAAAGAGGTAAGACAACTGGTAAAATGCCAATTAAATTACCTAAAAAAATGGTTAAGGTATGGGAAGAATATTTTGGTGAAAAACGAAAAGTTAGATCTAATTTAGATACAAAAATATATAGAGAATGTGGTATGAAGCCTATCGATTATGTTAGTGGAATGCAAAGAGGAATTTATTTTTGTTCATTCTATGACAATACACGAGAATTTTTAAGAGGAGAAATAAAAAAAAGTTCTTTGTTTTTACGGCAGGATTTCGTATATTATAATAATTTAATATCTGAATGGTGGAAACCTAAAGCAGAAAAAAGATTTAATAAACTAAAATCTGATAATAAATTAATATCAGAATTACATTTTTGGGATAAGTTATTTGGTTTAACTTATGAACAAGCTAAAGAGAAATATTTAGGAGAAGTTGGAAGATGATAAATCAAGAACAAATGGATAATAACTGGAAAGAATTGATGTCAATTATTGACAAACATTTTGAAGGTACACAGAAAGAAAATATTTTAAAGCTACATACAGACTTTGAAGATGAATATAAAACTGCACCTGCATCTGGTAGACCAAACTATCACAATTGTTTTAAAGGTGGTTATTTAGACCATATTTTACATGTAATTAAAAACTCACTCATGATTAAAAAACTTTATGAAAAGAACAATGTGAAAGTAATACATTCAGATTCTGATGTTGTATTGGCAGCTATGTTTCATGATTTAGGTAAACTAGGTGATGGAACACAACCTTATTATAAATTTCAATCTGACGAATGGAGAAGAAAAAAATTAAATGAGTGGTATACTCATAATAAGGATTTAGATTATATGACAGTTCATGATAGAGCGTTATGGTTATTATCTAAATATCACATTGATGTTAACCCTCATGTGTATAAAGCTATATTATGTGCTGATGGGTTATTTGATCCAGCAGCTGAAACTTATTTTAAATCTTATGTGGATACAAGACATATACTTGGTTCTATAGTTCATTTTGGTGATTGGTTATCAACTATAAGTGAGAAACAAAATTGGTTACAAGGTGAAGAACAACATTCAGATGAAGGTGAGGTTGTCGGAACTAAAGCTTCAGATAAAGATATAAAAAATATGAAAGCAAAATTTGATGAATTGTTTTCTAATTAGGAGGTGATATGTGGTGGATATTATTCATAATATTTTTATTAACTAGTATTATATCTTCAGTAATATTATATTACGCTTTAAGAAGAATAACACAATATGAAAATTTAATAACACAATTTCAACAGATAATATCTTTTTCTAGTGAAAAAATGAAACTTGTTGACTCAAAAGGACATTTCGAATCGGATGATGAGACTGGTTTTTTCTTTGAACAATTAAAAGAATTACAAATTTTATTAGATAATATATTTGAACAGGAAGAGGAAATTAAAAATGCCAAGAAAGAAAAGTAAAAAGAAATTATATTTTGATGAAGAAGTACAGAACGCTATAATAGAATATAATAGTAGTGATAATCATACATTTAGAAATAGAATATATGGTAAAAAAATACACGCGGCTTTTGATAAACTATGTGAAAATATAATCAACACATTTAAATTTAGTTATTTTGATGAACCTTTTGAAGAAGTTAAAAATAGTGTGGTTTCTTTTCTTGTTATGAATATTCATAAATATGACCATACTAAAGGTGCAAAAGCTTTCAGTTATTTTTCTATAGTTGCTAAAAATTATTTAATATTACATAACAACAACAATTATAAAAAATTTAAAACTCATGATAAAATAGATGTTTTAGATTATAGAAATAGTAATTTTGAACACTCTTTAAAAGAAAGAAGAGATAATTTAAGAGATTTCATGAATGAATTTGTAAAATATTTAGATAATGAAATACCCATAATATTCAAAAAAAATAAAAACATAAATATAGCATATGCCATAGTAGAAATTATGAAGTCAAGAGAAGAAATAGAGCAATTTAATAAGAAGGCTTTATATATTTTAATACGAGAAATGACAGATGTCAAAACATCTGACATAACAAAAGTTGTTAATATTTTTAAAAAATACTATATAAAATTGGCAAAAGAATATTATGAGAATGGTTACATATCGTCAACAAAAAATCAATTTTTTTAATAAAAAAAACATATAAAATCTAAAAAAAAAACTTCACTTTGTGAAGTTTTTTTATTTGTAATCAAATTTGTTCATTCTGGATATTTATATACGGATACTTATAATTAGGAGAACAGTATGAAATCATCTGATGAAATATTTGAAGGTAAGACTTTTCAAGATTTAACGAAAGATATATATAAAAATACAAGTGATAGAAAGTTACAAATTGATTTATTAATTCAAGAAATTCATGGATTTATACAAACTATAGATGATGTCGTACTCGTAGCTCCTATCATAAAAGAATACATGGATATAGCAGTTAAAAATGATGAACATCTTGTAAAGTTAGCTGGAGTTGTACAGAGAATAATATCTAAAAGTACAGGAGCTGATGATGAATCTATGTTACTATCCGAATCAGAAAAGGAAGAATTGATGGCCACTTTACAAGAAACTGTGGATGAATTAAATACAGAACATCATAGAGTTAATGAAATAAAAGAAAAAAAGTCAAACATAATCGAGAGTTAAATGGGTTCAAGATTTATAGAAAAAACAACAAGCTCTACTGGAAATTCAGGTCCATTTAAAGATCCAGAAAAACCAATATTAACTTGGTTTCAATTTGTTCCTGCGTTAGTAGTAGATGTTATTGTAAATGCTTTCAATCCATATTATGAGTCTGATAGAGATTTAAATGCTGTAATAGTAAAGGTTCATTATAAAGACGCATTTGGAGCTAATATAGACTCTAATGCATTATCAACTGAAAAATATTATCCATTGTTTAGTAGAATTACAGACCCACCAATTATAGGAGAACAGGTGTTAGTATGCACTTTTGGTGGTATAAACTACTATATGGGTCCTATAAATACTGTAAATTTAGTAAATTTTAATCCTGATACTTTACGAAAAAAAGGAATAAATTTTTCTGATAGTAAATCTTCTATAAATTTAACTACTAAAAATTTTAGAATTTTAAATAATAAAAGATTACAAAAATTGTCTAACCCATTTTTAGATGATGTTGATGAATCTGAATTAGGTGATATACATGGTGATATGATAATACAAGGTAGGCATAATAATAGTGTTCGAATTGGTGGCAGATCTGATAAACCATATATAATGATATCAAATTCTAAAAATAGTTCCAATCCTATTGAAAGCTTATTTGATGGTTCAATTATAAGTATGACAAGTTTTGGTGCTATAGAAAGTCACTACCCTAAAACTATAAATGAAGATACGGCTGAAGAAGAAAATTATATATTACCTTCTGACAGAGGAGATGGTAGTCGAATCATAGGTGAAGAACTATATAACTACAACTATATGAATAATCAATTAATACAAGCTTCTGGAAAAATAACAATAGGTTCAAATTCTGATAGTATATTTTTATCTTCATTCAATGATGTAGTTATAGGAGCTAATAATAATTTACAAATTATAACTAATAAAGCTACAATTATAGAATCATCTAATATTTATTTAGGAAAACAGGCTCAAGAACAAAAAGAACCTTTGGTTTTAGGAACACAAATAACGGATATATTAAAAGAAATAGTTTCTATATTAGAAACTATGAAAGTTACAGGATGTATAGCTGGCTTGTCAGGACCACCTGCACCTGATGTAATAGCTAAAATAACAAATTTAAAAACTACTTTAGATGCAGTTCCTCATCTAAGTGAGTATCATTTTATAGAAGACAATGGACAAAAAGCCGAATAGGGGGTCATATGAAAAATAAAACAAATGTAAGAACACTAATAAGAAAAATAGTTAGAGAAGAAGTTGCAATGGCAATTCAAGAAGTAATAACTGAATTGAAACAACCAACTCAACAAGTTTCTCAACCAAAACAAAAAGTTAATGAGAAAAAATCATTCTCTAAAAACTCTGTTCTTAATGATGTTCTAAATGAAACAGCTATATCATCACCACCGATAAGTAGTGATAATTCTTCATATCCTAATATGGAAGATAAGGTTTATACTACTAATGATATGAGTGAAGTGATAAATGGTCAGAGTAAAACCATAAGTGTTGATGGTCAAACTCCAGATTTTTTACAAAAAGATTTTAAATCAATTTTAGATAAAAGTATACAAAAGTCAAATCAAAAACAAGGTATGTAATGAGCTTAAAAAAAAATATAGAAAATGCATTTTTGAAGACTATAGGCTATGATGATATAGAAGATGTAGATTCAAGAAAGTCAATGAAACAAAAAGCCGAAACATTTGGTTCAGATGTTTCTGATGCTATAGTTGAATTTTTACAAGCTCAAGAATTTACAATAACTAAAATGAAAGCCATAGTAGCATTGGATGATATTAAAACAACAGGTAAATTATCAGCTGATATAAAATCAACTGTTCAATCTACCATTCAACCTTTAACTGTGAGTGTCGGAACTACTCCCGCAGTTATACCAACTCCGGCACCCATACCAGTTCCTGTAAATCCAATAACCACCAAGGGGGGTGTTGATATACCAAAACTAAATTTAAGTAGACGAGGTGGTCAGGGTGGTTCTATGTCTGCAGTGGGTTATGCATATGTTGGTAGAAATAATCCAATAAGTCCAAATGAGTCAGGTGAAAATAAAACAGTCGTAGAATTAGTAGATGTAAGGGATAAATAATCATGGCTATAATAGATACATCAATAAGTGGTTCTAGTATAGAAAATAGAGATTTAGACATTTTTATTGGAATAGATTTACCATTCTATAAGTCCAATGGGACTGAAGGATACTTTGCATCTACAAAAACAACATTACAAGCGGTAAAAAACAATTTAATAAATTTATTAAAAACAGAAAAGGGTGAAAGATATTATCAACCATCGCTTGGTTTAAATTTAAAAAGTTTTTTGTTTGAGCCAATTGTTCCTGGATTAGACCAGACAATTAAAGAAGATATTATGTCTACTTTATCGATTTGGTTACCCTTTGTAAATATAAATAGTATGAATGTGGCCGTACAGGCATCGGACGCTTTTGATAGAAATAAAATAAAAATAGATATAACATTCAGTTTGAATGATTTACCGAATGTATTGGAATCAGTACAATTAGAAATATAACAGGAGATTGTAAATGCCTTATAGTAATAATCAAAAAGACATAAATGTAAGTTATATAAATAAAGATTTTTCTTCTTTAAAAAATTCTTTAATAGAATATGCTAAATCGTATTTTCCAAATACATATCGTGACTTTAATGAAACATCTCCTGGAATGATGTTAATTGAAATGTCGGCTTATGTTGGTGATGTTTTGTCTTTTTATATAGACAATCAATTTAAAGAATCTATGTTACCATTATCTGATGAAAGAAGAAATATAATAAATTTAGCAAAGACATTGGGGTATAAAGTTAAACCATCTACGACATCATTTGCAGATTTAACATTCACACAGACGGTTGGTACTGTAACTAATGAGGCTGGAGAAATATCACCTGATTTTTCTGATGCCATAACATTGAATGAAGGTATAGTTATTTCTTCTAATGATAATTCTGATGTAAATTTTGAAACTTTATCTCCTATAGATTTTAGAGTTAGTAGCTCTTTAGATATAGATCCAAGTCCAACCGGTACAGACTCTGATGGGTTAATAAATGAATATACTTTAACAAGAACGACACGTGCTATGGGAGGAACTAGAAAGACTAAATCTTTCACTGTAGGTAGTCCACAAAAGTTTTTAGAATTAAAAATATCTGACACTAATGTCATAGAGATTATAAGTGTTGTGGATTCAAATGGAAATAGTTGGAGTGAAGTTGAATATTTAGCTCAAGATAAAATTAGAAATGATGTTTTTTATTCTGGTAGTTCTTCCGATAATACCGATAGGAGTGCATATGAAAAAGGAATATCAGTACCATTTTTATTGGATTATAAACAAGTTTCTAAAAAATTCGTAACACAAACTAATGAAGATAATACAACTTCTATAATATTTGGGAATGGCTTATTAAAAAATGGACAAAATATAGGTAATGAATTTTTAGATTTACAACAGGTAGGTTTAACAATACCAGGAGAAACTTCTAATTATACTTTTGGACCTAATAATATTGATATCGGTTTAGGTGATAGTCAATCAACTTTAGGAGAAACTCCATTTAATACTACAATAAATGTTACATACCGTGTAGCTTCTGGATTAAAAATGAATGTGACTTCTAATGAGATATCAGATATAGATACTTCTACACTTTCGGTAGATACTACAGGTAAAAATTTATTATGTACAAATCCTAAACCAGCATTCGGTGCATCTGAAAATGAATCGATTGAAGAAATACGACAGAAAGCTCTTGCATTTTTTACAACACAAAATAGGTGTGTGACTAAAGAAGATTATGAAGCTAGAATTTTAAATATGCCTGCTAAGTTTGGTCAGATATCAAAAGTATATGTTGAACGAGGTGATGATAGAACAACACCTGAAGAAGAAACAGATCAAAATAGAGTTAATGTCTATGTATTAAGTTATGATAATAACAAAAATTTAAAAACGATACAAGATGCAGATAATGGTACTTCACATCCACTTAAAAGAAATTTAATGAATTATTTAAACAATTATAAAATGTTAACTGATGATATTTATATAATAAATGGTTATGTTATAAATTTTGGTGTTGTTTTCGATGTTATAGCACATAGAAATCAAAATAAACAAGCTGTTAAATTTGAATGTATTCAGAAAATAAAAGATTATTTTAACATAGATAAAATGCAGTTTAAACAAGTTATATATACAAGTGACTTGACATTAGAGTTGAGTTCTGTACCAGGTGTTAGAGCTGTAAATTTTGTAGAGTTAACACAAAGTTTTCATTTATATAATACAAATACAGGTTATAATATGTTACCTTTGTATTGTAATGATTTAACTAATACTGAAATTGGCATCTGTGCGGACAACACAGCAGGTGCTTCATATGGATGGTTCTATAATTTTAAAGATTTTTATAATACTGATTCAAGTTTTTATAGGGGAGCTGGAATAGTTTTACCTTCTACTACACCCGCTGTATTTGAACTTAAAAATCCGAATGAAAACATAATAGGAGCTGTACACTAATGCATTATTTTATATATTCACAAAAAGATTCTTGGATATCAAGTGGTTCTAATAGAGTTACAGGTGTTACTGAACATGATCAAAATTTTGGTAAAGACCAAATATTAGAAATAAAAAAAGTTTTTTTTAATCAATCATTTGATTATCCAACACGAGCTTTAGTTCAGTTTGATTCTAAAGACTTAACAGAAATATCTAAATCTGTTTCTGATGGTGTAATAACAAATCCTAAATATTACCTCAGGCTTTATGAAGCAGAGGGTAATAAAGAAATGTCTTCTAATTATACTCTAGCTGCATTTCCAATATCACAATCTTGGGATGAAGGAACAGGAGAATTTGGTGATAATCCAAGGGTTACTAATGGTTGTAGTTGGTTAAATAGAATAAACCAACCAAACTCTAATGCTGTTACTTGGAGTAAATCTGATGGTAGTAAACAATATGGTGCATCTTTTATAAGTACTAGTGGTAACTTTGCTACTCAATCTTTTTCACATGAATCACCCGATATTAACATGGATGTTACTAGAATCGTAAAAAATTGGATAACAGGATCTACATCAAATAGTTACAATAAAAATTATGGATTTCTTTTACGATATAGTGGAAGTCAAGAGTTAGAAAGTGGTAGCAAGTTTAGAGGAGAACTCAAATTTTTCTCTACACAAACAAATACAATCTATTCACCTAAACTTGAAGTTCGATGGAATGATTCCAATGAGTCAACTGGTAGCA